AGCGAGTAAACATGGTTAATGTGTTGATCGTGCCCAATGTGCCCTCAGCCGCTAGTGCTTTTGAACGTACTGAAGGTGAATTGGTTGGTGAATGCGGTACATTTTTAATATCGAACGGCAACACATACTCCTGTCCCACCGGCAGCACCATCGGCGTGGACCATGGCCCAACGTTTTCTCTGGATGAAAACAATGCATACACGAAAAATGGTAACACGTATTACAAAATGAGAATTTTGACGAATGAAGCCTTCATCGCGTACATCTTGACGACTGATCTACGTACATTATCTGACTTAGAATTCGCAAGTGACGTACGCACTTTCAAGATCCCCATTGTGAGTGAGCATGCAATAAACCAATTTGCAAACATTCATTTCAAATTGATAGATGTGATGTTGAACAACCAACTTCTCAACGATATGCTAGCGAAAAACATTACTGGGAAATTGGGCTTCAAAGCTATGATTGGGTACGCAATGTCACTTTTATGGATGAAATACACAAAACGAGGTGACACTTTCCGAGATATCAAGTTTACGGAAGAAGAAGCTTACTATCATGCTTACGTCTGTCAAGTGATCACTGGTAGAGCCTTGTTTATGGCTAGTCTGCTTGAGCAGACGTTAAACACGAAGAAACGTGCACTCACCGCTGGCGTTGACTTTCTATTCAAGAAAATGTTTGCAAATGTTGGGAAGACATACAATTTAGACAATATCGGTGAATTTGTAAATATGACGAGTATATACTGGGACGAAATAGATGCTTGGGCGCGCGTCCCCATGACAATAACGAAACGATTCAAATACAGATCATGCAATTGCATTGATGATGGACAGGACATGGAGCGCACTGAAATCATTTGTTTATGTTGCAACGTTAGGCGCGCAGATGATTCAAGATTTTGCGCAAAATGCTCAAAATCAAGGTTAGGGTGTGGACACTTTGGTATTTTCAAAGTCACAGACACAGATTGTTGGTGTTGCACCGGAGGTCCCGGAGAAACTTGCGCAAATTGTGACACTGGCAATTTACTGCACAGGGATAGTGGGTTGTTGTTACGACGCACAACAGTCACAGCAGCCCATCGTCCAGTTAGCGCAGAGTCCACAACCGCGAGCACGACTGATACGAAACCAGCAACCGTGCCAGCTGACGGGGCAACATATACCAAAGACGGGGAAGAGCAATCTAAAAACGATGCTCAATCTGCATCCACAAGTGCAATTAGCGGCACAATGATGGAGCTCAACACAGCTGCCGAGGCGGCCAGACATTTGGTTGCTGACCACACCCATTACGAAATTCTGAGCAAATTTTCAACAGCATTCAAACCTAACAACATGGATGAAAAATGCACAGTGACCGGCATACCGTACGGCATGTCGACATTCAGCAGTGACGGGTTCAGCTATTTATCATCAACCCCTAACACTTATTCTGAGAATTGCGGTGCGTACTGCTTACTCAAAACTGCAGATAAGTTTATGGATGTAAAAGGTTTAGAGAAATACGGATCAGAAGGTTACAATACAGGCAGCGATTTGCAAAGATTGGCCAGTGACCTTGGAATAAATGCAGTGATTTTAGTTCCTGGTGCGATAAGGACGAACAGATGCCAGTTGAATGACGAGTACGTAGTGGTAATACACAATGCATTCATGAACAAAACTGGTGAACATTGGGAAGTCGGAAAGATATACAGAAATTTTAGCAACCTGGATCGATACACACCAACTCCGGAGACAAACATCAAAGACATTGAACGAAGTTGCAAAACATTGTTCAGGATTAAATTGGACGAAGTCAATCGCATTCAATTGTCAATAGTGCTATTCACTGCTGCGTTACACTCCGCTACAACGTTCAAGTCAGAAGTGAAGCCACTGGTGTTTGAAGTTGGCATGTGCTCTAATTCGGATCATCATAACCTTGCTAGCGGTTTAGTTAATATCAAAAACATTGACAAACAATATTCAATTGCATTAATCAACTCTATACGTGAAAACAAGGTTGACGATATTTTATTAGCTGACTTCAACGTACAGGACGAAAACGCTTTTGAGTTTGAACAATACAGATTGGGTGTGCAGAGGAACACATTGCGCAAAATCGCTGAGGTGATGCTGCGTAGGTGTGACTTCACTGAAATTCAAGTGCCTCTAAGCCGTTCAGTTACTGCCGTTAGGCTTGATGTCTCCGGTACCAAATTGAAAAACAGTGATTTGGTTTACCTAAAAGGTAGCGACACTCCACACATGATCAAGGTTACTACTGGCCAAGTGACATTAAATGTGCAACATGCCCCAACACTAACCAAGCTGACATTGCTTGTTCCAAAAACATCATTTGCAAGTCTATTGATGGTGCTGGAACAATCAACCAGACCTATAGACAATGAGACAACACTGAAGAAATTCAGATCCGCTGAAGTGTGGGTAATGGTTGCCGGTGCAGGCAAAACATATGATTGTTCGAAATTAGTTGACTCATCATGGACCGTAGCTGCGTGCACACACGGTGGAACAATTGCAGCAAGGAAAATAATGTCGACAAAATGCACTGTGACCAGTTTTGAAGCGTTGACCAACACCACAAATGAGATCGAAAATCTTGCAATCGATGAGGTAACGACAAAAAGGTTAGGCGATTTAGCTCACATAATCAACAGAGTTAAAGGGAAACTGTTATTGATGGGTGACCCCGCTCAGATCGGTGTTGTGGACATGGACTCTAGAATGCCCGGTAGGCGCAATGAGAAAAACGTTATCGATTATGTCACACCTGAGAAAATCACATACCGCTGGGTGACTAGGAGATACGGTGGCGAGCTGGCTGCCGCCTTGCGGTTATTCCCTGGTTTAGAGCAATTAACCGCACATGCAGATGCACCTAACACAGAGCTCAAGCTGTTACACTGCACTAAGAAAGCTATGAATGGAAAACTTTCTGAATTGTTACCATTCATAGATGTGGTAATCGTCTTCTATCAAGAACACGTTCGCATGATTAGAGAATTGTGTAGGAACGTCAGAATCATCACTATTGAGGATGTGACCACACCGCACGGTTACCAAGGAAACGAAGCTGATAGAGTCTTGGTTCTGCAAATGCCATTAAGTGAGAACAGCGACGTGCACACTAGACCATCATTTGTTGTGTCAGCAGCAACGAGAGCAAAACAAAGATTGGTATGGCTCTCTGTCGATTGTTTCTCAGCAACTGACAAGCTACATGAGAGAACATTGCGTAGAGCAGGATGGGGGAAGATTCCTGATCAAAAATTCAGGTTGTCATTAGTTAGCACAGATCGACACGCGTCTGAGACGACGGCACAATCAGTTGGATGCGCAGTACTGACAGACTTAGGTGCCGCTGGTGGCCAAGTGGTGAATGGCATGAAGTTAGACATGAAGCCGCACATAAAGCCAATTGAGATTCCACAGCTCAAGACGATGGTTGATGATCGCACAAAATCACTCAAAAATGAGTTCAATTATTCGCTAATAAACACACACTACGTTAGATGGTTGTTGAAGCTGTATACAGGAAACGTTCTGTCTGGCATCACAGTGAAGAAACATGATGGAAAGATAGAAGTGATGGCGTCAGCCTATGGTATTGGGAGATACCTGTCTTGGAACGGAAAGGTAGTAAAGTCAAATTTACCGAATTTATACGAGAAAGGAGTGTTAGCTATCATAGAGCTGGCCTCCGAGGCGACTGAGGAATTACTTATACAATGCATGGATGAATTGGGCTGTGATCCAATCATGATGAAAGACGAAGACCTAAACACATTCATAAGGAATTTAAACCACTTTGCAAAAATTTACAGTGCTGGTGGCGAAGAGTTGCAATTGGCTGGGAAATTGACCGGTTACACGGTGCAAACGGGTGACGGATGCTCTGCTTGTGCCGGCATAATAATATGCAAAGGTGAAGAATCCTTGGTCGTTTCATCTGATTACCACGCTTGGGGCTACCGTGAAGTCAATTGCACCGTTGGTGGCGTACTTGAAGAAGTTTTCATACATGGTAGTGTGACAGCATTGTCATCTGATGTGACATATGGGATCGATTGCAACAACAAAGAACTCAGTGCTTGCATATTGAGTGAAAGGATGAGAGTGGCAGTTGTTGAGAAATTGTCATCAAGGTTACATCCCACGTTGAACTATTTACAAACTTCGAACGCATTAAAAAGTGCAACTGTGGAACAACACGTAGGCATATGGCAAAATTTCGACTCATATAGCAAGGTTGACAACTGGCCAGTGGGCATAACGAACCGCGACGAGGGATGGTTCACTAGTGGCGAATACGTCATAGCATCGCACAAAAACAACACCTCAAAGAAATATACAAAGAAACATGAGTTCAATGAAGACTTATTGATGGCTTCAAAGATCGCGTTTTATCAAGACTGCGTTGAATCCCAAAACAATGGAGTGTTCAAATTGGCTGCATCGGCTTATGTTAGGCGTGCTGGGGCGATTGGCGGCTTGTGGCGCGACCTCAAATGGCACAAGAATGTGCCGACCGCCGCATGGAGCGCGTACAGTGACAACATGGTTGTCCGTGAGATGAAGTCTTTGTCTGAAACTAAAATGTCAGTGTACATGTCTGACGAAGCCGGCATGGCCATGGCAAGGTGGTCATCAGTGGTCAAAGTAAACACTATAAGCATGGGTGACACTGTTGACGCTGAGTTGGAAGCAGCCAGCATGGTCGGACTAATATATATGAAGAGAATGGGCAATGCTGGTGACTCATACAGTACGTGCGTGGCTTTCACTGGCTACAACTATGACGGAAAAACTCAAATCGTGATACCATGTGTTGAAACATATGATTGGCACGTGAGTTTCAAGAAATTGAGAGCTTTTCTGTTGAACCACCAAAACAATGATCCTGCTAATGAACTAGTCAACAACCAAATTAAGAACGGCGAGGGGCTCACAATTCAAGCAACAAATGCTGCAATGAAGGCGACTTGGCACGGACCACAATTTGCGCAATACGATGATTCGTTAATAACGAAAATTTTATCATGCCACACTGGTGACGTGTTTTTCGTCATGCCTCGTATCGAAATAACACCGTTAAATTATAGTTTTGATGAAGGTGGATTCGCCGTTACGGTGTCAGAAAAATTCAACAAATGCTTAAGTGGTGGCAGCAGCTGGAAAGTCGAAGGCATTGAATGGTGGATACATCAAGTGACTGAAATTGGGTCAGTTGGTTTATATATGTTCACGAAGAATGCGAAAACCTGGTGCGAACCACACAACCGTAGAAGTGACAAAAATTCTATTGTTGTTCCATGTTTGAACGTGGACCCGATTGACATAATAAAAGACAAAAAATTAATTAGGAAAGGCAAGTTCAGGTTGGACAATAGATTGTACAACAACTTGAGAAAACGCATGCTAGCACCCAACGCTGATTTGACCGGCATGTTGGTACAAGGTAGAACGCTGTATCATAGTACGTTGTTTAGCACAAGAAAAGATAGGAAAGAGTTCCAAATGAATGCACACGACCTCAGAATGCATGTGGTGTACGCGTTCATAACATTCAAGATCTTTGAAAGCAATTTCAATTTCTTGCGCTGGTATGAGACAGACACGTTCCAAATTGACGAACCCATAAAACAAACTATTTATGATTTATTAAGGAATGTAGTTTCTGCTCTTGGAACTGGCGCTGTTGAAATGTTCGGAATCGAAAATCTAGATAGCTTCGTTGAACAACAAACGGAGGAAGCAACTCCATGGCTGAAAGACTTCATAAGAGAAATGTACGATAGTTACATGTCCTTATCACAAGTCGAAGTACATGTGGATAGGAAATGGCGTGATCATGTAAAGAGTCAAACATCGTTACATAGGTTAATTGTGATGGGCGCGAAATTTGTGGTAAATTTCATTAAGACGAGATTAAGTTATTTCCAAGAGCAAGGTATCACTGACGATGACACCACGGGTTTCACACTAGATGCGGACTTTGCTCGCGACAGTGGTTGCATCTTTTATATGGGTGAGATGACACCAGAGCTGTTGGCATTGAAAATGTTCTTGGATCCAATCAAAGAAAACATAACTGGTATCGGTACGCAGGAGCGCATCAACTGCAGGCCATTGCACAGTGATTATGGTGGGATGGTCATCAAAGTAGCCGATGTTAACAACTCTGACTGCATAATCGTGTCATGGTTCGGGATTGCCATGATCACTTTGCCGGAATCACGTCATCCTGCTAGCTGCCCGTTTGAAACGTACGTCTGTGACACAGAGTCAGGACCAATGTGGACAACTTTGCCGTTGGGCGAGTACCAGACTATAGCTCCCCATGAAATACCATTCATATACAAGACAGGGAACTTGTGTTGGTGTGGCAATTCTGGTCAAGCCAGTAGTGACTTGTGCAGTGATCACAAAGCAGCCTTGAGCGTAAGAGAGGCAACGAAATTTTACCACTTGCCAATCGATGAGCGAGTGGACTTTTGTTATTGTGTGTTCAATTCCATGGTGAGTTACAGGAAACCTGGCGAACATTGCCCTAGATGTGGGTACACAAATGATGAATCGTATCCAGCAGTAAGCTTTTACGATGGGGCAAACACCACTGATAACTATCCACCACATCACGAAGATATGTTCCGAAACGTTCCTGACGGTAATGCTTTGCACGAAACGCTCGTGTTATTGTATGGAGAAAAGAAAGACTGTTATTTGTGCACGAAAATGCGTATTGACACTCTTTTGAACTCAAATCTACGTGATCCGTTCAATGAAGGGCAAACGGGTGAGGGTTCCAAGCGTAACCCAGATAACACGCATCATGCCAGCATGACTCATCCGGAAGGACAACAACCAGAAGCCAAGCCTGACATGAAAGGCAAGAGCAAAAGCTCGGAATACAAGAATCAAGATACTCCGGTTGAACCGGCAAAGCACGATCAAAGCGAACATGCGTCACAAGCTAATGGAAATAATGAGGAGTACTTTGATGCATCGGAAATTGCTGACAAGGACACCCCTCCAACAGCCGGTGTTGGGGATCCTGCAGCAACGGTGTCTGAACCACAAACAACGCCACGCCAAGATGACACAACTCACCCGACACCAAACCAACGACCCACGCATCCGAGGTCAAATAGTTTACACATTGCAGCTGCGTTGGATTGGATCAAAGAAGATTACACAAAATTGCGATCGAATGAACCGGTCGCCAACTTCATGTTAGCTGACTACATGTCATTGTGCATCGAGAGATCCGAAGACTACACTATGTTGAGACGACGACACGAGGGCGAATTATGCACCCCTAGCATATTCTCTTTCAAAAACTCACAGGGTAAAGGATTTTGCTATTGCGGCGGTTTAACGCCATTTGCAATAGATTCTTCTGTAGATGTGGATACACGCGGGTACGAAATTCCAAACAACTTCCAGCACTTGATAACGTTAGAGCCTAATGGATATCCATCTTTGAATAGTATAGTTGCTAACATTTTCACGACAACACAATGCGCCACCAAACACATGTATGATATGCATCCTGCAGCAGTGAGACCAGATGTTTTCATTGAATCCTTCTCATGTTTGCCAAGAGTATATTTAACTGCGGACTTTGTGGTAAGTGGAAAATCAGGTGGAAGTGTCAGCCTATTCTTGGAAGGTTTCATGTTGGCACATTGCGGTGATGATGTCTCGACTTTAGCAATGTGGCTCGTGCTGATGGTGTACTCGCCACGTCTATTTGAAGTTGGGTATTTTGACATGCCATGCAAAACGGAGGTGCTACCATACCATTTGTCCTTCAAATGCTGTAATGGCGACCCTGATCCGTTAATGATCGTAACGCACGAGGACAAATACGTGGTGTCAGGCTACGCAATGAATTTTTACGCTTACTTATTACCCGCTACAATATCCAAAGAGCACGATGACAACAGAAATCTTTGCGCTGCTGATTTTGGTCCGGACTGGTATACAGGCAACCCATGGTTGTCACGTTGGCCCCATCATACCCCGACTTGGCGCATGCACGGCGTAACATCTTTGGAAGATTTTATCAACTTATCGGCCGCAAATGACGAAACATTTAATATGATTTCACAACATTCATCAAAAATTGAAAGAATCAGGGAAGAGCAAGAAATGGCAGGCATCCCGTACATGAAAATGGTCAATTGTGAGTTGTGTGGAGCAAAGAAAGCCCCGGATGTGAGCGAGTGTGTGATGTGTGACGTGTCAGCAGTGACAAGAATCCGAAATCAATACTGTGAAAACCCGACAAATGCATTCTATGCAATGATAATGGGTCGCAGCACGACGAAAAAACTTATTATTGACGGCATCAAGAACTTAACTTCACGCCAAAAAGACATAATTGCATTGCTTGAAAGTTTCACCCATGAAAGAGATTGGTATGCCGAAGGCAGACAATCTAGGAAGATAATAAACAGTGCTGTTAACACACAGCATTGGTTGCCAAAGTCCATCAACACACCAGTCAAATTAACTCACGTTGAGCTGAGAGTGATAGTAGACTTAATGCTTGCCATCAATGATGCCAAAATCCGAAGTGGCGAGACCGTTTTAGTGACGGCGCTGGATGACTCTATTGACAGATCTCCGCTTCCGTTCGTTAGGAACTTTGCAATTAGTCATAAGGCTTGTGAAGGATTCACAGTGTTGCGTTGCCCTCCAGACTGGCACAGAACGAGGGCCTGTTTACGATTGGTTGCATACTTGGTAAGTGATGTTGAAGGTGCAAGCTTCATTATGGCTGGTGGCCGGCCAGGTTTGCATGGGCGGTATGCAGAAGATTACTTACTTAGGAAAAACTTTGGTATGTCGTGCAGCATTAGTGGATCTGGGCCTGGATTCTGTATGGATACGGCGAAGATGACCGGCATCATCAACAGTACTAACGCAGCAAAAGCAATTTCAGTGTTGGTCGGTTACGGGCATGTGTACGGTTCGGATGAGACAATAGTTGACTATTTAGGGCCGATGACTTTGTTCAGGTGTATGGATATGAGCTACTGCAACACCGACGGGTCAGACCATATGAAGGCGTGGTTCGCGACTTGTACCGTGAAAGACGTGGCTACAAACGAACTGTCTGGGCCAATATACCGCATACCACAAAGCGCGGCTCACGCTTGCTCATTGAGCAAGCATGCTGGATCCAGGGCAATGACTGTGATTGACCCGCGTCAGCCACCATTGAGCGACAATGAACAAATAAATCATGATTGGGCATTACCAATGATGAAAGAGCAGTATTTCAGGTTGCCCGATCACATTGACTCAACTATCGAGTTTCCATTAAGAAAAGGGAAAATTCGCCTCGCAAACGCAGACATGCTTACCGAAGCTGTGATCGGATCGCAAGGGTATTGTACGTGTTACGCGGTTGCACAGTCCTTACGTTTGCAAGGGACTGAAATCGATGCTATAGACATGTTAACAAATGCGGCTTGGAAAGAATTCGCCACGGAAGAAGAAGTGTTTGAGAGTTGTGCACTACTGGGAATTAGTTGCGCTATTCATAAAGATGGCGTGCTGGAATGGCGGAGCATTGGTTCTGGGTTACCGATAGCATGTCTAATATGGAAAAACGTTAACTCTGAATATGATCACGTTGATGTTGGAAATCACGTGACAATAATTGACTCAATTTTGTGTGCATCTCAGGCTACCAATTTTCCAATACGCGTCGAGTGTGTTGTGCCGCACTGGAGCTTAAAATTGACTTTATTTGACAGGCTGAAACAACACAAGTTTGTGGTACCACGTAGTTTGCGACCAAAAATTCATCTAGGATTGGAAGTCAGAAACGACAAGTTGGTTGCCACGAACAACGTGAAGGTGGCTGACGGTCATTATCTTTTGCCTTGTAGTGATGGCATGCGAGTAGTGCAAATATTAACACAGAACGGTGCAATAGACGTGACGCTCATGGATACTGATAGGTACATCACATTTGCTTGGCATGCGAGATATGTAGCCAAGATGGGATTGACCGCGCCGCGCGAGAAAGTGCGGTTTTCTGAAATAACTGATGAAAAATTGAAACAGGTCAACTGTTTAAACAACTTAGTTGTGCGGCACATGGAAAACAGAGGTCAAAACGCAAAGTACGTCGTCTCATACACTTACCCGATTGTGTGCACCCATTACGATGGGACAGCACATCACAACAACGAGCAGTTCGAAGCTGTGAGAAACGCACATTTTGGAGATTTGCTATACAGCAACATGTCTTTGATTCCTGAGAATGTGTTGTCATTGTTGCAAAAACCATATGGACCAGTGAATGTGTGTTTGAGATTGGATGTGCCATACTTGTCAATGTGTGGCGCCGATGATGAACACAACAGATTTTTGCGGCTAATGTTCCCTTATGTCGATGATTTATTATCAGTAATACACGGTTTGAATGACGAAATGCTTGCTGCTGCGCACTCAATGCGTTGGATACAACGCGGAAACAGATTCGCACCAATCAAACAAGTGCACAAAGAGCATGGAATGCTGGGTGAAGTACTAATTAGGTATTACACACCACAAGAGTTATTGGATATGGGCTTCACAATCCAAGACCTGCCAAAGACAGTTACATTATCCGATCTAACTGACGACGTCTTTTCACCTGGCACCTTAATCAACTGGTATAGGCAACCGGGTGCAATGATAAGATGTGAGACAGGCTTCATAATGTGTCAGCTCGGGTGTTACATTAGTTTCGACAGCAAAGGTGCAGGCTGGGAAGATGAGTACGGCACTGGTGTTTATGCAGATTCTGCCTTCAAAATGGCAGAGGAAATGACGAAGGACGAAAAATGGAAAAATAGTTTGGGTGAGTCAACAACTGCCAGTGAGCTGCGATCGACGAACAATCAGTTCGATAACATTAATTTAGGTGACCAAGTAGATTTCAAAACGAGTGTTAGAACCATAGAACTAGACGGAGTTGGTGAATTAGCTTTAATTAGCGAGCTTTCGAAACCAAGTTCATATCTCATAACCGTGGAGAAAGCGACACAACCATTGTCAGCAACTACTATCAATTATCATGACGATGAAGTGGGGATGTTAGACAATACGATGGAGTTACCAAATGTTGACATTAAACTGCGTGTAAGAGAACAGGGGGCCGTAATGGACGAAGTCGAGAAGTGTTACATGACACGTTATCCCACAGCGAGTGCTGCATCATTCACAAAGCGAGCGTTAGCGACCATTAGTGCCGCCTCCGCCTTGTATGGTGGTGTCAATTATCATACGAAAGTTCAGCTTGATCCAGCTACTGAAAATAGCGATTTCGCCAGAACGTATTACCGCACGGGATGGGAAGATCTGGTTGCAGAGTACACTAAGGATAAAAATAGGCTGAATTTCAATACATCGACAATGTTGGAATGGCTAAAAGAACGACCTGGAGTGAGTAAAATATGTACTGAGCTAATAGGAGTATTAGAAGATGGTTTCGAAATACATAACTTGAATAGGTTGAACATACACTCTAAGTTAGAGTCAAGGCTAAAAGACTTAGTCATAGAAGCAGAACAACATTACAGTCTGGACAGAAATGACATGGACAATTACAAAGTGAGATTGATTGTTTGGATGAAGAAAGGTTTGACTACCATTTTCGCCCCCGTATTTGGCATGGCCAAAGATAGAGCAAAGACTCTCAACCGTGACAACGTTGTGTATGCTGATGGATTGTCACCAAACCAGATAGCAATGCTCTTGAGTGGTATTAAAGTTGAGCCTGATGATGTCTTCGAGGAGAGTGATCTGAAGAAACAAGACAGGCAAACCGGTATTGAAATAATTGCGTGTGAAATGTGGTGGTACGAACATCACCTGGGCGTTTCAAGAACAGTGATTGACTTGTGGAAGATAGTGCATGAGCATTGGACTGCGAAAAATCCTGAGTTGAGAATTAAGTTGCACGGGATGCGCCTAACCGGACAGGCAACTACTGCTTTGGGCAATTATTATGTGAATTTGCTAGTTAAAAAGAGTGTAGTGCAAAAGAGCAGAAGCGCCATCAAACTAATATTGGTGTTGGGTGACGATTTTGCGATGATCTGCAAATATTACGTAAATACCAAGGAATTGGAACACTTGGCAAAAGCGAAATATAACATGGACATGGAAAGAGAGTCTAGTCCAATCTCTGCTGTTTTCTTGCGAAACATATTGTACAAGGATAAAAACAGACATTTTGGTATCGGACCGGATGTTGTCAGATTGAGGAGGAGGTGGGAAATCACTAACGGTGTCAGTGAAGGAACTGACGAAAACTTGAAGGCACGTGCAGCCAGTTACTGTTGCATGTTAGGATCAGACGCACGTACGGATGCCATACTACGCAATATGAATATCCTCCCAGCATCCGAGAAATGGTATAACACTGATCAATTGTGTGTGGCTCTAGCGGCCAAATACAAGACAACTGAAGAATACATACATAGCGAGTTGGAAACTTTGTACCGTTATTTAGAGAACATTGAGCCCATCTTCATAAAGAAATTAATGATGGTGGAATCGAAACAGAGGTATAAGTAATGAGAACCATGAATGAGGTTTGTGATGGTGACAGTTGACACCATCACCAAGAAATGTGAA